ATCGACGTAATAACCAGGCTTCAAGGGCTTTTCCTTGATCTGGTCTTCCATAACACCGTCACCTAAACTAAGTTGCCTTTTCAGCAACTCGCACCATGCTGGTTCATGCTTTCGGGATGGAAGCATAACAAGTTTAGGGACACGATACTCCCACCGGCATAGCGATTTATTATATCGCTTACGGAAGAATATATCGTTAGACACACTAGTAGGAGCTTTGATTACCCCCGGAAGGGGGAGCTCCGACCTAGGGAAAGGTACGCTGTAGAAAGATTCTAAAATTCGAATCATCCAATGAGCGTCCGATATTCCATACTTGGCAATGAATTCATTGCACAGGTCAGCGTCAGAGTGTCTAGAAGTATCGACTGAATTTGGAAAGGTCTTAACGCGAACAGGAGCCACATTGAGTCCTTTATAGTACTCGCTGCCGCAACTCTCGCGAAAAGGTCCATCTTCAAAGGATTTCGAACGGTTGACCATCAGGCCAACCGACTCTAGTCCTCGTATTACCGCTTGCACTGTTTTACTGCTCACGATAATATCGTCGCCGTAAACAAAAACCTCGGGATTGGTCTGCCCGAGGTCAAGAGAAATCGCCGCTCTGCTAATAGCCCAGAAAACCAGGGCTTCAACAGGAAAGCAGCACGCAGATCCCATAGGTGCGAATTTGCGAAGCTGTACTACCCGACCGTCCGGTAAAAGAGTCTCGGGAGATCGACATGCGTCGAGGGCCTCCACCCAGTTGGATGGAAAGAGCCAACGCACAAGATCCCAAGAAACTCTATCAGAAGCATCTTTCATATCGAGCGTAGCAACGTTCCCAGAAAGAGAACCTTGTAAAGCTAAATAACGATTGATGCCCTGGTCTGTAAAATTTACAAACCCAGCGGTCAAATAATGTTTCTCAACGATCTCGTAAAGCTTTCGACGGATACCCTGCTGAATATACATAAACTCAGCAGGCTCAGCCGAAATTACACGAGGTCCTCGAGAGTCTTTGGGCACGAGAATAACTCGAGCCTGTGGGACGCCTTCCTTCGCGTTTTCCAATCTATCTAGCTCGTCTGCCAGATGAGTTGGTGACATGAAGAAATACTCCGAGTAAGAATAAACATTATCAAGCTTAGGAAAATACCTAAGTTGATGATACTTATCCCATACCTTAGTACGACACGAGGTTGCCCCCGGACCGTGCCTTGGTATAATATCGTGAGGGTCCTGATTCATCAGAACCGTCCCGATTAGCGATCTAGCTCTATCTAACAATGAGGCGGATTTCTCCAACTCAAAGAAGTCAGGGCATTGGGCGTCCATGGAAACAAAATTATCCAGGAACGTTGAGATCACTTCCGGAGTAAACGGCACTTTCAATTTGTAGAACATCAGCGTTAACTGACGATGACATTCTACCGCAGCAGGATCTCCTGCCAAACAGTCCAGCTCTAATCTATCGAACAGCAAAGGCCCCGGTTGTTCAACCGGAGCTAAGCTACTCAAAGACTCGAGCCACTTCCCATAACTGGGAAGATCAACTGTAAAAGCAGAATAGCCCCTAGCCTCATACATCTCGCTAATTCGATTCACATCGGAAAGCGAGACATATTTAGCATAACGATGGTTAGTCGCTAGGGCAGCCCACATAGGGCGTAGAAAGGAGAAATCGCTCATAATAAACGTCCTCGCAATCTGAAACCAACTAGCTTCCAACGGGTTTACTCCCTAGGCAGCCCTCTTGTAGAAGAGGAACTACCAACATCGAAACCGACTCTTTTCGAGAACGACGGCTTTCTACAGCTCGCCGTTCAAGAGTCGATCGAAATTAGCAGCACTACTGGCAGACAGAGTGTTAGCAAGTCTATAAAAGAGTTGCTTCATCAAAGCTGCAGTAAAGGTACTGTTAATGGGTTGCCGAGAGACCAGGTAGACTGAGCCAGTGTCGATTTTGCCTAAAGCATCATCGTCCTGGTAATCAAATCTATAAACCGATCTCTTAGTCCCGTCCTTCTCAACATCATGTTGGATGGTCAGAGTTACTTCGATCGGAGGTGTTAACCCCGAAACAGAGTAGACTGACTTCGATTCATCCGCGAACCGTAGAACAAACGTATCTTGATTTGTTGCTACGGCGGTCGGAATATCGATTGAGGCGGCGAGAGTAGCACCGAAAGCCATATGGTTTCCTTCTGCCCTAGAAAAGATTTAGGGCTATTACGGTTAGTGAACCGTGTTCGCATCACTGCGATCACATCTCCGTCGAACACCTTCTTGGGCATTCGTATCAGAGAACATCTATTACACATCGTAATAGATCAGACTTTGTATTAGCGAGATTTCGCCAAAGAAGGTTACTTAAAAACAAATCGAATAAACTGACTTGCTTCCGCAACCTTCCTCCCCGAAAAGCCTTTCGTGTTGAAACGCCTTCCGGAAGGAGCTAATACTGTGGCCAAAGCACCTGTAAGACGCCATTGATTCATCGTTGGCATCTTCCATCCCAATCCACTTAAAGTAAGAGGATCAGGAACAATAGGATATCTCACAAAAGAGGTCTCCCTTGTAACGCAAGGCTCACACACCTTAGTCGGCGCGATCGTTGGATCATTTAGATCCAGCGTCAACTGAGATGTAACCGTTATCACCTGTTTATACTGGAGAGCGAAATCCTCCAAGTAAATAGGAAGCTCAAGAGCATCTAATTTGAAACGAGACAACCATGTACCAACGCCAAAGAACCAATCGATGACGAAGGTAAATGGTATCTTATCCCAAATAATTTGCGGATTGAGCTCCACTCCAAAGGCGTCAAGGTAACCCCTGACACCTCGTTCAAGCTCGGACAATGCTTTTAAAGGCAAAATACGATACTTGATAAACGCCTGGACTTTACCTTCCGTAACCACTGTCCATTTACATGGATGGTGTGTATTTCCGGTATAGTCAAAGGATCCAGACGCGGAGTAACCCGTAGAAGCTAGGGAACAACGATCAAGAACTATTTTATTCAGTTCTGCGTCCCATCTTCTAAGTTTAGCATCCAACCCGGCCACAGCTTTCAACATACCTTTTATGTCTCCAACTGTTGGTCGCCACCCGAATTTATAATTCAGGAAGCCACCAGCCAGATTCTTAGCTAAACCTACATTTGACTTCCAAAACTTAACTAAATCTTTCAACTGTCCTGCATCAAGCAGGAAATTGGGCAGACTTAATTGAGTTAGATCTGGTTTAAGCCTATCCATTGCTAGATTGGCATATTCCAGAGGGGTCTTCGCCGAAGTCAGAGGCTCGTATTTACGAGCAGCTGACACAGCGGAGAGGGCCACAGTCAAGGCGTGCGCAAGACCAGCGTGGGCATGATGCCCGGTATAATGGGTGCAAATCCCGGTCCCTATGGCTTCAACGTCATAGTAAGATGCGGGATCCCCAGAATACAAAAACGCTGTTTTTCTATGGTCACACTTATTGAAGCGTTTCCGCCCCTGTGTGTAACTAATAACTTCGCTATTAAACGAAGTGAGCACAGGACCACCTCCAAATTCTGTACCATTAGGTACACCAGTTGCGCAAGTGAATTGCTTACTTGTTGGGCTGGTAACGAATACTGAGAGAGGGTCGCGCGACTTCGAAACGAAGAATCCGCTTCGAAAATTAGTAGCCATAGAACACACCTCATGTACGGTCAGGATAGACGAACATAGCTTGTCTCTCGACAGGCTATGCTTTGACAGACCCC